ATGTGTATAAGAGACAGGCAGATAATATCCAGGTTTGTTAGGGAAACACTTTTAGCTAATAATTTTAATGGAGTTTTTATGTTAGAAAAGACAATAGAAAGATATTTTAAAACTAAGATCGAATCTAATGGAGGTTTGTGTATAAAACTAAATGGGTTTGTTGGTATACCAGATAGATTGATCCTTTTACCTAGTGGGAGAATGTTTTTTGTAGAGTTTAAGAAGAAAGGTGAAAAGCCACGAAAAATACAAAGGATTATGCATGATAAGTTGGAGGGATTAGGTTTTAAGGTTTATGTTATAGATGATAAGGATAAAATGGAGGAGGTTTTCATGGAATGGAATTTAAACCCCACAAATATCAAGAGGAAGCAATTAATAAGATAATTGAAATTGATAGATGTGGTTTGTTTCTTGATATGGGATTAGGTAAAACAGTTATAACTTTAACTGCTATTAATGATTTAATGTTTAATCGTTTTGAAGTTAATAAGGTGTTAATAATAGCCCCTCTGAAGGTAGCTGAGGATACATGGATTAAGGAGTTATCTAAATGGGATCATTTGACTAATTTAAGCATGTCTCTCGTATTAGGAGATAAAGCTAAGAGGATTAAGGCATTAGAGACACAAGCAGATATTTATGTGATCAATAGAGAAAATGTGTCTTGGCTTGTTACATATTTAGGTAGAGATTGGGATTTTGACATGGTGGTTATTGATGAGTTATCTAGTTTTAAAAATCCATCTGCCAGTAGATTTAAATCCCTTAAGAAAGTTATAGGTAAGAGTTCCAGGGTTGTGGGGTTGACTGGAACTCCAAACCCTAATGGGTATATGGATCTTTGGAGCCAGATATATTTACTTGATAGCGGTGAAAGGCTTGGTAAAACTTTAACTAAATATAGAGATACCTATTTTGTACCAGATAAGAGAGATAGTTATAGAGTATTTACTTATAAGTTAAGGTCTGGAGCTGATAAGATAATCAATAAATCAATATCTGATATCTGTATCAGTATGAAGGCTGAGGATTATTTAGAGTTACCGGATAAGATATTTATTGATCATATGGTATCACTAAAAAATAGAAAAATGTACGATGACTTGGAGAAAGAATTTTATTTTGAGTTTGAAAAAGGTTCCGAAGTTATTGCGTCGTCGAAATCTGTATTAATTAATAAGTTGTTGCAATTATCTAATGGAGCTGTTTATATGGACAGCAATAGATATCATAAAGTGCATGATGATAAGTTAAACAAATTAGAGGAGATAGTTGAGAGTACTTTAGACAGTCCTATATTATGTTTCTATCAATACGGGCACGATGTAGATAGAATTAAAAGTAGATTTCCTTTTGCACAAGAGTTATCGCAAGATAATATTGATGCGTGGAATGAGGGTAAAATTAAATTATTACTTACCCATCCAGCATCTAGTGCATATGGACTGAATCTGCAACAAGGAGGAAATATTATTGTGTGGTTTGGACTACCGTGGAATCTTGAATTATATCAACAAGCTAATGCTAGATTACATAGACAGGGCCAAAATCACAATGTGTTTATACATCATTTAATATGTGAGAATACTGTTGAGGAGAGAGTACTTGAGACACTACAACGTAAAGGAAAAGTTCAAGATGAGTTATTGGATTACTTAGCTTTTAAATATAGATAAGGAGTGTTTGATTTGGAATCTGTTAGAGATTTGTTAGAGCATATAAGATTTTCCGACTTAGAGATAAAAAGCTTAATGACCTTAAAAGATAGATTAGGAGTGAGGGCTCTAGCTATAAATTCAAACGTTTCTGAAAAGGTTAGTGGTAGTAAGGATATAGATGGGATTTATAGTATCGTGGACGATTACGTGGAGTTAGAAAAAGTTATAATCGATAAATCTAAAGGATTATTAGAGGATAAGAAAAAAGCTTTCAATATTATTAATGGATTGGATGATAATATGCATAGAATAGTCTTAATTGAGCGTTATTTCAATTCTGAGCCTTGGAAATCTATAGCTATACATATTGGTCGTAGTGAAAAAAGAACTCGTCAGATCCACGATAAAGCGATTAAATTATGTGAGATAAGGAGAGCTAAAGGTGTACGATTATGATAAGTGTATAGATTTTTTGGTTACAAGGCGAAAAGAGAAGGGTTGGAGTCAAAGCGATTTAGGCGATGCTGTTTATTATTCCGTGGCCTTAATAAGTATGGTGGAATCTCATAAGCGAGGTATTAAGTTGGATATATTTTTATTAATGCTTGAGGCTTTAGATTATGAGATTGATATAAGACCTAAAAAGTTGAAAAATTAATATTAAATGATCGATTTAATGTAATTTATTTGTTCCGTAAATTTCCCAAAAGTTCCGTAAATTTCCCATCATTTCCGCCTTGAAGTGTGAGATAATTAGAGTGTAAAAATTTGTGATTACGAGGAGGTGGGGTATGACCAAGAAGCAAGAAAGATTTATAATTGAATATTTGATTGACTTGAATGCGACTCAAGCGGCAATTAGATCGGGATATAGTAAGAAGACAGCTTATTCTATTGGTAGTGAGCTGCTGAGTAAACCTGAGATAAAATCACGCATTGAGGGGTATATGCAGAAAATGAAGAGTGCAAGAGTTGCAGAACTTGAAGAAGTGCTTGAGTATCTCACATCTGTTATGCGAGGGGAATCTAGAGCTTGTGTAGTTGCTGTTGAGGGAACTGGAGACGGATGTTCCTCGGCTAATATAATCAGTAAACCTCCAAATGAGCAGGAAAGATTAAAAGCTGCTGAGTTACTTGGTAGGAGATATGGGATGTTTAATGATAAAATTAAAGTTGATGGGGCGATACCTATTGTTATTAAGGAGGATTTATGAGGACGTTTGCGAGTGGAGCTATAAGAGATGATAATGATTGTAAAGGTAGATGCGATTTATTACCACTTGACATTGTAACGCAAATACAAGATGATAAAATTCTTAGCTTTATACATAAATTTAAGAGCTCTGGAGATATACAACATCTTATCGATTTATTAAAATTGGAGATGGAAAATGATATATATGAAGCGTTATTGCATGTTAGTGATAGATTTGCTTTAGGTGCAGCTAAATATGGAGATGATAATTGGCAAAAAGGTATACCAGCTAACGTTTATATCGATAGTGGCACTAGGCATTATTTAAAGCATAGGAGAGGTGATACTGATGAAGATCATCGTGCAGCTTATGTGTGGAATGTTATGTGTTGTATTTGGACGTGTGAGCATTTGCCACTTATGAACACATATAGTAAAATGATCTAAAAAGGAGATGATCCAATGCCTGAGATAAGTTTGTTTTATGGTATACGAATAACGATGAATTGGAACGAGCATAATCCACCACATTTTCGTGTGTCCTATGCAGATTATAAAGCTACGGTATTGATACAGGAAAGTAGAATAGATAAGGGATACATACCTAATAGGCAATTAAAACTTGTACTTGCTTGGTGTGAGATACATAGAGATGAGCTTATGCAGAATTGGGAATTGTCTAGACAAGACAAACCTCTTAACCTTATAAATCCACTTATTTAGGAGGTGTTTAGCTATGCAAGATTTAGACTTTACATATTTTTATCCGAAAGTATGTCAAGTAGTACCTAATGAATCTTATGGTTTGTATGTTTATTTTAATGATGGGTCTGTTAGGTTTTATGATGTAGAGCATTTATTAAACAGTGGTACAGTCTTCGAGCCTTTGAAGGATATTAATATATTTAAATCCACGTTGACAATTCTTAATGATACAGTTGCGTGGGATCTAAAGGGTAATAGGGATGAGAGAGATTGTATAGATATTGATCCTTTAGTACTTTTTGGAGCTCCTATAGTGGAGGATCCTTTAATTTGATATCTTTAAAGGATGTTGTTGGGCAAGGATATAAGGATTTCTGGGATTTCAAGGGAAGGTATAGAGTTGTTAAGGGTAGCCGTGCAAGTAAGAAATCTAAGACTACGGCTCTATATTATATAGTTAACATTATAAAGCATCCTAAGGCTAATTTGTTAGTTGTACGTAAAACATATAGGACACTTAAAGACTCATGTTTTACGGAGCTTAAGTGGGCGATAAATAGATTAGGTGTACAGGATTATTTTGATATTAAAGAGAGTCCTTTAGAGATTACATATATACCAACAGGGCAAAAAATATATTTTAGAGGTTTAGATGATCCGTTTAAAGTAACCTCTATTACGGTTGAGGTTGGTTATTTGTGTTGGATGTGGCTCGAAGAATCTTATGAGATCAGTAATGAAGATGATTTTAATGTCTTGGATGAGTCTATAAGGGGTAGTTTAGATGCTGCTCCTTTTTTATTTAAGCAAATAACTCTTACATTGAATCCCTGGAATGAGAAACATTGGATTAAAAAGAGGTTTTTTGATATCAAAGATGATGACGTTTTAGCTATGACAACTAATTACATGTGTAATGAGTGGTTAGATAAGTCTGATTTAAAAGTATTTGAAACTATGAAGAAAAATAATCCCAAAAGATATAAAGTAGCAGGATTGGGTGAATGGGGTATTGTAGATGGGCTTGTATATGAAAATTGGGTAGAACAGAGTTTTGATAT